TTGATCGGTTAAATGTGCTGACATGATAAATTTTTTAAGTAAGATTTTAGTTTTTTTTTTTAAATTAATCTAAATAAATTATTTAAATTAATTTTTACTTAGAAGTTTTTTATAACTTCTAAATAAGAATTAATCAATTATCAAATAAATATTGATTTTTTAATAACACTCTAATTCTTAATAATCCATCTTTTATATCTTGCTCTACGTCATAATCCAATAATTGACTTGGTGCATCTTTTAACCAGTTTTGAATTGATTCTGACTTATTTATAAAGTCAATATATTTTTGTTTTTTAGTTTTCATTTTTTTAATAAGATTTGATTTTTAATTTTAAAAATTTATAGGCAGTCTTAAAAACTACCTATAAAATATTTTTTTAGATTTGATTTATTATTGTTTCTATTGTCTGGTTACTTTTTTTGTATTGGTTACCATATTTTATCGGGTCATCATTACCAATTGATGAAAGTATGAAGGTTACAAAAATAATAAATATTAAATAGAATTTCATTTGTTATTTTCCCCACTTAGCTTGATTCTCTTTACTTGTTTTTATAAATAATTCTATCTTCTCCTGAAAACATTCTAATATTGATAAATTATATTTTTGTTCACTTGTCTCATAATCTTTTAAGCTTTGTAGTTCGCTTAATGCTTCAATGATTGAACTAATTAATAGATCTCTATCCATTCTTAAACCTTTTGTATTAAAGTTCTTATCTTTTAATGTGACATAACCTGAAGTTAAATCTACTTCACATTTGTCTCCCTCGTCGGCTTTGTACCATTGAGTGTTAATAGAATTGTATTCCATGAGTTTTGAGTTTTGATTTTTGAGTAATTTGTTTGTGTTAAGGTTTATTGTCTCCAATATCGTTTAAATCGTTTGTAATAGCTTTGCAACTTTTGTCTGAGATATTGTTATATCCTTTTTTGTTGTTACCTACTACAGGATAATTTAAAGGCAATAGAAAAATAATAAACTTACTAGAATATTAACAGATATAAATCATATTTGTATATCATTATTAAGAATCGTAAATATAACACAATAGTAACATAAATATGCTATATTGAATACAGTTAAAACAAATCTTACAATGATCACATTCGATCAATGGAAATCTAACTACAAAGAGTTGGAGAACATTAAAGAGAACTACGACCAATTAGCAGCTCATGGTATTTACGTTGAAGGACTTACGGAAGAAACTAAAACTGTAAGACTTTACAAAGAAGGCGGATACTTAGAGATTTTAAAAGATAAGACTTATCTTGTAGGTCTTGATAGAAGTATTTTTACTAATGAATCTATAAACCCAATAGAAAAAGTACTTTTCGAATGGTGTGATGGTGAACTCTTTAACTAACACTTAACGAATCCTTAAAGCCTTTCAATAAGGTTTTAAAGATTCCTTAAAAATCATCCAGGTAAAAATTTATCCTGGAGGAATCTAGCCCCAGAAACTAATCAAATTTGTAACTCTACCTACGGGGTGGTGTTGCAAATTATTTTTTATTTTTGTGTGGCGTGGGCAACTTAAATATATTCTGATTAATTTTTTGGTTCAACTTTTATAGATAATTCAGGAGCTTGAATGTTTACTGTTTCTACGGATTCGCCAATTACTTTGCCGAGAGAGTCGAGTATTTGAGCTGCGGTTTGGAGTTGACCTTTTTTGACAGCTTTGTTGAAGAGTCGGATACGCATTGCTTGTAGGCGAGGTAGAAGAGTTTCTCTATCTTTTTCCCAATCTTCCTTGTTCCATTGTTTAACTTTTTTCCAGTCTTGCCAGGCTGTTACTTCAGAGATGCCTTCTATTTTTGAATGTTCTAGTACGAGGGCTCTGGTTGTTTTACCTTCTAGCTGACGAGAGTATAGACGTTGTGAGCGAAGTTGCACGTTTTGTGCGGAAGAACGAGCAACAAATTTAAATTTACGTTTAGGAGGATTATTATCTAATGGTTGATCGGCAGGAAATGTAGATGAAACCACGGGATTTTTGGGTGTATTTAGTTGAATGATAACTTAAAAGTATGTAAATAGGCTATAAATAGGGGGTATGAGTTGTATTTTTTGTTAAATTAATGGTTGTTAGTGGTGAAAAAAGGAATGAGATAAGTTTGCGGTACGCACAGGGAGAGGTATTTAATTCAGATAAGAGATTTAGGGTGCTGGTAGCTGGAAGAAGGTTTGGTAAGAGTTATTTATCTTGTATAGAACTGTTGAGAGGAGCTATTAACAGGCCAAATGAGGTTTATTTCTATTGTGCGCCGACTTATAGGATGGCAAAGGATATTGCATGGAAGGAATTGAAAAGGTTGACTCCGAGGACTTGGATTAAGAGTAAGAATGAGACAGATTTGAGACTTGATTTGATTAATGGATCGAGTATTGAGTTGAAAGGAACTGAAAATGCGATGGCATTGAGGGGTAGGAGCTTAGCTGGTGTTGTATTGGATGAGGCAGCATTTATGGATAGAGATGTATGGGCTGAAGTTATAAGACCTGCGTTGGCTGATAAACAAGGATGGGCACTTTTCATATCAACACCTGATGGAACTGCTAGTTGGTTTTATGATATGTGGTGTTTTTGTGGTGAAAAGGAATGGGATGATTGGGGAAGATGGAGTTTTACGACTGTAGAGGGGGGTAATGTAGCGAAAGAGGAGGTTGAGGCAGCTAGAGGGCAATTAGATGCGAGAACATTCAGACAGGAATTTGAGGCTAGTTTTGAGAATCTTACTGGATTGGTTGCTGTAAGTTTTGCTGATGACAATATTGATAAAGAATCAAAAGACTTATCAATGCTTCCCTTGTTAATTGGGCTGGATTTTAACGTTGACCCTATGGCGGGAATCTGTGCGGTAAAGCATAACGATACTTTGTATGTTTTTGATGAGATCATGCTGACAGGTGGTGCTACTACATGGGATTTTGCGGAGGAGGTTACGAGAAGATATGGAGTTGATCGTAGAATTATTGCTTGTCCTGACCCAACTGGAAGTGCAAGAAAGACCAGTGGAGTTGGAGTAACGGATCATACGATACTTAGAAGGTCTGGTTTTACCGTTATGAGCCCTAGAAGCCCGTGGAAGATCAGAGATAAGATTACTGCTGTCAATACTGCCCTGTTTGACGCTAATGGCGAGAGAAGGACGTTAATTCATCCTCGTTGTAAAGAATTGATAAAAGCACTTAGGACATTAACTTATGCACCTAATACTGGATTACCTAATAAGAATCTGGGAGTGGATCATGCGTTTGATGCTTTTGGGTATCTTTGCCTGCAGCAGTTTAATTTGGCGAAACCTGAGACATTAGGGCAGACTGCGTTTAGAATATATTAAGAGACTTTTTGCTTATGCCTTATCATTACGGAATG